GTGCAATTTCATCACACCAAAGCGTAAAAGGTTGCAATTTCTTCCGAGCAAAATTTCATTGTGGTTTGCACCACAACTACAAAACTCTTGAAGTCACTTGCAAACCACGCTTTGTGGAGTAATCCCTGCTCGAACTTACAGGGCGGACCGACTGCAACGGTCTCTTTGATTCATTTGTTCGATGTGCACGTACATAACCTAGGCGGCGGGGGTACCATACCCCACCAACCCGTCGATGGTCGGCGTACACAGTAGGTACAGACATGTCCAGTCGCTTCCTGCGGCGAGGGCAGTCTGTAATGTGGTGTAACCCACCTCATCCTCATCACCTGTGTTGGCAACAATAATTGAGGCGGTCACACCCTCAACTTCAGTTCCATCATTGACATTACCGGTAATGAACCAGCTGGGGTTGTACAAAGAAAAATTCCGTGAACTGATGTGAGGCAGAGTAAACTGCAGAGAAGGTGAGGCGCTTGCCGAAGTCAAGGCATAACCAGCAGTACCGGGTCGCTGAAACCAGTTAATATTCAACTCATGCATCTTCTCAGAGAAGGAAGCAGAGCCAGGAATGCTGGTAGCTAGCTCAATAAAGCGGTTAGAGGCTGTGACTCCCCCCGTATCTGTAACTCGAACGACACGAATATCATCCGATTTGACCTTGGGGCTGTTAACTGTCATAGTGCAATTCACACCTCCGCGATAGCCAAGATACATACTCGAAATCCACAACAAAGGGTGCATAGTGTTAAAGGCGTAACCGGTATTTCCGGAGCCGATGACTCTTGCAGCCGATGTGTTGTAGTTAGAATTGTAGCCTGGACAATAGGGCATCCGTATCACACCTTTGCGATAAACATTGGTGGCGTTGGGAGCTCCTGGCGGAAGTTGAACTGTATCTAATATGACAGCTCGTCGTGCAAGCTTCCTTAGAGAAAGCGTAGCCTCACCAAAATTCTGGCCATATCTATCCGGCGAAGGCTTGGAAAGCTCGCCCATGACTTCCTCAGCTTGCAAAGCAAACATTGAGGGCACGGGTACATTAGCTGCCAGCGTTCCCGGTCCAATCTGACCAGTTGGATTGTTGAACTCGAAATCATCTCCGGCACTGATGTAGAACAGTAGTTGGACGGAACCTGCGTTCGGTGCCTCCAATGTGTTATACACACGGACTGTCATCACGCCGTTATGAACCTCAGAATTGGGGGCCAAGTTACCTCCCGTGCTGTAGTTCAAAGTTGTTGAGTTCTTGTGGACGTTCAACCACGCTCGTGCCTGATGGTACGGAATCGTGAATGTGACGTCGTCCTCATCTCCAATATCAATAATCTTGGTATACACCTCATTCAAGGTGGGTTCTTGTGTTGTGATGTTGAAGAGAGGGTCCCATTGGACCTTCAGGCGCCCGCGGTGATACTTCGTTCGTACCACTTTCATGCGGATCTTAATGCTTCCACGCCAGTTCTCAAACATGTTTGCCAAATGCGACAACCACGTGTTGTAGTAGCGATAGCCCACCGTAGCTTCACCACTCGCCAGGGAGAGTACATTGAGCACGACAGGATTCACTCTGACGTTGAACACCTGAGTTCCAACGGAGTCCGATGTCGACCAACTTGTCGATCCGAAATACGACTCTCGCTTCTTAATGTAAGATATCGCGAGCTCGTCCTCAGAGCCACCTGTGTGTGGATGAGGATCGATACTGAGTTCAGTCTTCGGGTCCAAAGCAAGCTTCTGGTAGGGAACAGAAATCTCTGCTGTAGCCAGTTGAGGGGCCGACATTTGGTAGATCGGTGCTACATCCGAAATATTGGGAACATTCGTAAACCCAAAAATCGCAGCTACCTTCGCTACGGCGGAGGCACCAATCTGTGTGGCTCGGGCAAAGCGCCCTATAACCGGGACGTGAGTCAGATAGGAAGCAAAATTTGCGACAGCAGTTGCTGGTCGCGAAACTGCACCGTCTGGTTTCTCATATTCGTCCGCCTGCAGTACCAGTTTCCGCGTGGTTGCCATGACCTTCACATCGGTCATCCAGGCCACCACTCGGACACTAATAGAAGTGGGCACTGTCGGTAAAGCCACATCCAGTGGAGAAAACACAACGAAACGGATCGTACCCATGTTGGTGACGTCCGTATTACTGGTAATGTCAAGCCAGTTCGTGTGTCGGATGAATGGACATTCCATCTGTCCACCCATATTGGTCTGCGGTTCAATGTAGAACCCCGGCAGCTGAGAAAAAGGCGTCAGAGCCATGTTCTCCGCGTTCGACGTGATGCGAATGCGATCTGGAGTCAACTTATACAACGGATTGTACACACAACGCAACAAACCATATTGAAATGGTGTCGCGTTAATGATAACTTTCACGTGCAATTTGGCTCTCAAGAACGCATAGTTGTTCAGCTTGCGCTTAACCACATCGTTGTTGATGAACAAATGCCAGGGATCTAATGATTGCAGAACTCCCACAGGATCTGTAGTTGCCCAACTGAATGAGCTGATCGTGAGAGGTCGAGACAAAAAATCGCCCAGAGCTAAATCTGGCGTATCATCCACATTGGCTATGGAGTTGGTCGTGTCTTGCGCGACCACATACTCCTGTGGCTCCTCGATGAACGATGTTGTCTCGACGACGTTGCCTTGTGAATTTTCATCCCCCGCAGCGTGATTCACTCCACCCTGCGACGGTCCGGCTGATTGGGAGCCGGAAACACCCGTTTCCATTGTTGTGTTGTTAGACGATTGAATTGACAACAGCAGACGCGCCGACGCCTACTGTCGTTGGTGGGAACTCGGGTTTAATGTCTTCAAATTCACTGGATGCGTCCCTGAATCTCTCACAGAGAGTCTCCCACCCAGGGAGCGTCGCTTCAGTGACGTAAAGACAGTATGGCTCTTCACTAAGCACTTCCTTGAAGAAAGCATGATGCTTCTCAAAGACTTCCTGGCCATGAAAAAAGTATTCGCTGTTGGCTGCCGAAACGACGGCGACCATCTGCTTGTACTTATCCATAAGTGGGCTCGACGAGGGAACCCACATGGTCAGAGATTTGTGAATCGAATCTTCCTCAAGAGGACACGCATAAAACCCCAGTTGGGGCTCATACCGCCACTTACGCTTGAGAAACGAAAAATCCCGAATGTGAATATAAGGGATCGACTCAGCCGTTTTGTCGGCCATGGTGTATTCAACACCAATTTTGGCCAGCTCCTTCTGGATCGCAGTGTGGTTAAACCATTGGGTGAGCTTTGATACTCCCATGCCATTGTCATCGCCGTACGTCATCAAACTGACAAAAGTCTTGAAATCCCAGCACGTTTCCGACGCCGGGTTCAGCTTGCAGTAAGCATATCGCATGTAGAGACTGTTGACAATGGAGTTCACAATCACCGTGAGTGGATGTCCTGATGGGTTGGTCCCATAAAACTCAGCTAAATCGCCACTCATATTGGTCACTGGAAAAGCTGTGTCATGACCGATACACATTATCTCGAGACACTCCTCAGGGGAGAATCCAGCCTCGCGATATATGTTCGTAATAACCTCAAAAGCCGCCAGAACCATTGCTGCAATCATGCGCTTGTCGAACTTGCCATAATCCCCGCCGATGATCTGGTCCACACCAAACTTTGTGAGATAGCGATAAATCGCTGTCCACTCGGATGATTGGGCCACAGTGCCGGGCGCTGCTTCGAAAATTTCTTTATTCTTTTGCAGCAGCCTGACAAAGGAGAGCAATCGACTCCGCACCACGAGGCTCCAATCAATAGGAGCTCCTGTGAAAATGCGAGTCTTCTTGATCTCGATCTTCGAAAGGGAAACTGGTTCGTCTTTAAGATGCGCAGTGAATACAGGGTATGCTCGTTTGCCTTCCTTGTACTTGCTCTCAATCTCATCCACCATTGCCCAAATTTCCTCACTGAAATCCACACCTTCAGGATATTTCTCATCACGAGCCTCCTCTAGAAAGTGTTTCTTTGAGCGGTTCCAGGGATGCCCCATGGAACTACTGGTATTGATGCGATCGATGAATTTGACTCCTGGCAACCCGTTGACAGATGCTTTGCGAGTAAGGAACACCAAATCCCCACGCCATTCAGGCTGGGTGGCATCTAAGCCTGTAATGATGTCCTTTGAAAACGCTTCAACACAATGATCGAGCAATTTCTGGTCAATGTCCGTGTGCGGTTTCACCATTTCCTTGGCGTTGTTGTACACGGGCTCCCATCCCCTCATCACTGGGGGGCCATAGTTGAGATCGCAATTGAAATGCTCTCTCATCTTGGTCTGCAATGGGGTCCCACACACTCGACTGCGCGGTTTAGCACGGAAACCGGGAATAGTTCCATACACGCGCACCGCACCCTCGGGCAAATAACGGAAAACTGACTTGAAATGAAGAGGCAGAAGAGAGGTTCGCGGATTCAAAGCTACTCTAGCCTGACCGCCACCTTGAACGCACAACTCGCCGTCACTACACAGCGGTAGCAATTCGCTACGAGTTACATGCATGAAAGCTGCCATCTTCTGGTAACCCAAAATGTGCAGGCCCATCACGATGGGACCCTGTCCATAATTGAGTATACCCAGTCCTCCACAGTCACCCTTCTTAGTATCTGCATTGGCCGTTCCCATATAGAGCTTGGCTGAGATGCCTAGCTCTTCAATTGGGAAATCCTCCTGATATGAGCAGTTGCTCACATATCCGAGATGGACAGCACCATCATTCTCCCTTCGCAGACTCAAAAGCCGCGACGGGAGAGTATGACCAGTGTTCCAAAACTTCAGAATGTCTTTCCGAGGTGGGATGTTCTTGATGCGAACAACAGCCATATCCCGATCTCTGAGTGCGCGCACTTCATCGATGCCAAATGATACGTCCAGATTGGATGTTACCCCTCTCGAGGTGTTGGCTTCAATGATGGTGACCCGGAACTTGCTCCCATTAGCCAAAGCATGCAGGTTGAACAGCAGGTACTGACCTCGAAGGAAAACGCCCGAAACGCGCATGCCCGTCGACGACACATCATTCTTCACGTCCAAACGCACAAGATTGGCGCTGAACAGGTTTCTGACATCATCGTCGGACATGTGAGCATTGCTCAAACTGGCAGGAGGCACATCGAACGTGGAAATATCCATATCTGCTTTGTACCAGACGTTCTGTCGACTTTCCTTCTCAAGTTGATCTTCAGTCTTATCTAGCACATTGCCTTGAATCTCAGGATCCCATTCTTCCTCGCTCGAATTGTGTGAGAGGGCGTCATTGCACACATCGCACAAACCTTCTGGATCACACTCACATCCTTCACGGGCACAAGT